TAACTTGCTTACAGAACTGAGGAGCTGAATTACGTTTTTCTAATCGTCGTAATTCAATAGATTGTTTGTCATGCTTATAGAATTTTAATTGTTCTGCACCTTTAGGTATATCAGTGGGGCAAGAATCTATGAGTTGAATAAAATCAATCCAGTTAAAACTTTTAGGAACTATACCTGTATTAGGTATGACCCATGGCCTGCCTTCGCGAACAGCCTGCTTAAAACTATTTTCCACCTATGTTGTATTTAGGACATAATTCCCAATCATTCTTTATCTTATAAGATATAATCTTAATTTGTCTTAATGGTGCACAAGGTTGTGCTTGTTTACCGTTGACTATAGAGATAAGGCCCCAATCACTTAATAGCGTAGCAATAGTATTACGTCTAGCTATATCGCCTTCTTCTAGATTAGACTTCTTACCATCTAATAAAAATAGTTCTTTAAAGTGTACAATAAAGTATCTACCTTGCTTATGTAATATATGGCAAGATTGATATAGTTTATTTTCTCTTCTAGAAGCTACTCCGATACGAGTAAGAGTTTCTTTTACCTTTAGAAAGTCATCTGGTTCGTTGATGGTAACTTCCAACATAGCAGCTGGAGACCATTCATACAATTCATTTGTTATTTCTTCCACCTTTATTCATCCTGTTTCTTAATATAGTTATTTGCTCAGGTGTGAGAAGTGGGAGTACTTGGCGGGCTTTCTCATTGCTATAGCCATAGTATTCTTTTATCACTTCAGCATCACTAGCCATTTCTGGCTTTATCCATTTAGAGAATCTTTTTCTCTTTCTAATAGTATTTATAAAAAAATCGTATTTCAGACGGTTATCCATATGGTGATAACGATTCATTTCATTAGCTAATAATACAGTATCATTGAAGTAAGATAACGATCTATTAATGATAAAGCTATTGTAATCTTTCTCAGCTTTCTCATCTACCATGAGATTCTCTTTAGTGTAATTAATACTATTCAAATAAAGAAAAGGGTTCATATATCCATTTCACTTTTAAAAATTTTTCTTGTAACCATCTAATCAATGCGTTAGGTTCTTCACCCAATGCAGGTCTAGCAATAACGATATTGTTAAATAGGCAAATCCAATCACCTGCAGGTACATCTGGTGGTAATTTATAGTCCATAACTTATATATTACACTTCATGTAAATTCATGGCGATACAAACTCTACTTTCACCCTCAGAAGTTAATACTCCATGTTTTAATCTATTATCAAATATTACTAGAGTCTCTGGAATAGGATCTAGATAATAATCTAGCTCAGGGAAATATAAAGAACCTGAAAAAGGATCACTAGCTTCTAAATAGAGTATAGCGGATAGATCTACTTCAGGAGTAGCATGATCATGTGGATTACAATAGTCGCCTGCTGTATAATATAAGCCCCATAGATCATCAAAGACTTTATATCGTTTACCCATAATGTTACTAATCTTTTCATTGAGTATAGTGACTATTGTATCGAAGTCATTTGAATTATGATTAATACCTCCTACACCAGTTCGTCTGGGTTGATAGATAGCTGCTTGCGCTAGAGTTAATTTAATAGAAGTATAACCTTGATCTTTCTTAGCATTAGTCTTAATGCAATGAATCAAATGTGACTTTAGATCTTCTGGTAAAGGAAATTTTACCTGTTGAGGCATATTGTAATCTGTCATACAAATTCTACTTGAGCCATAACTTCTGTTAAACAAGCTACGGTATTTAATTCATGATCTGCTACAAAGCTATTTTTGTATTGATAGTCGGCTAATATTAATACTAACTGAGGAATAGAAGCTGGTTTTACTTTATCTGACATACGATCATATAGACTTCTAAAGATAGCTGAAGGATCGGTATCGATATTATTAACTACCCAAGATCTCATTTTCTTAAAGTCTTTACTTTTTAAATGATCGAACAAGTCATCATAATTAGTTTCTATTAATAATACATCAGGGGATAATAAACCTCCAATAGCATTTCTTTGACATTCATTAATGACTCTTCTCCAGTCAGGAGCATGTTTAGTGATTAATTCTACTAGAGTCTTTTTATCAAAAGATATATCTTCAGCAATTAATATATCTGACAATCGTTTAAGAAAGAGACCTGCAAGAGTGGCTAAAGTCTTTTTATTAGAATTAAATTCATAGACTCCACATCTACTATGTAAAGGCTCAATGATTCTATTTTTAAAATTACAAGTAAGAATGAATCTACAATTCTTATGAAACTCTTCTATGAAGCCACGAAGTGCTGGCTGAGTCGATTGTGGATTTAGATAATCAGCTTCATCTAATATCACTACCTTATAAGGTCCTGTTAACGATATAGAAGAAGCAAAGCTTTTAATCTTACCTCTTAGAGTATCAATGTTACCTTCTTCTGAACCATTAATAAGAATATAATCTAATCCCATTTGATTACATAATGCCTTAGCCACAGTAGTCTTACCTAAGCCTGCGGTACCAGTAAATAACATATTAGGAAGTTCACCTGACTCTACGATATTGTTAAAGACAGACTTTAGATTGTCAGGTAAGATACAGTCGTCTATTGTTTGGGGTCTATACTTTTCGACCCATAAGAAATCTCTACTCATTTCACTCCATTCATAATAATAAAAAAGAAAGGGAACCGAAGTTCCCTTTGATTAGTTAGCGGCTGTTTCAGCGCGATTTGCTTCACAGAGTTGAACTAATTGTACTGCTTGATCTCTTAATTGACCAATAGTAGTTAATTCTTCACCTCTAAAGCCACCTCTCTGTACCACCGTATCTACTACAGCGATAACTGATCTAGCTACTCGATTAGACAATTCAAAGACTTGCTGTGAATTATCTTTTTTCTTGTTATCTTTTGCTTCTGCCATATGAGCTCCTACTTTTTAAGCGCAATCCAGTATTGGATATTTTTATCTTTGTTAACAAAATGGGAGATTAACTTCGAAGACACCTGTACTGTATAATCACCAGGAACCACTTTGAAGTTCTCGATAGACCATACAAAGGATAAATCCTCCGAAGTATAATCTCCATCGACATCTATAGTAAAACTATTAGACGTCTTATCTTCTTCATCTAATAAAGATAGACATGCCGTACTATCAGATATGGAAGCTTTTAAGTCTCCATGACCAAGAACCGAAGACGCTTTCTTGATCTTATTTAATGTGTCATTATCTAAATTAAAAGATAATTCACATTCAGGCATTGCAATCTCTTTATCTGATCCTCGATTGAGCATGTCCGGATCGCAGAAAAAGTATTTAACACGTGCTCTGCCTGTGCTATCTCCTATGACTACATGTGTGTCTGCAAATCGTAGTCTAGGACCATCTACTAAACTTAATACACTAAGAAACTCATTCAGATCATAGATTCCAAAAGCTTGAGGAAACTCTTGATCCAATTCTGCTTGAGCTACAATGTTCTTTGCTAACGCTACAGTTCTTAATGAACTACCTGCGTTAATAAAGATACTAGGATTAATAGATGCAAAGTTTTTTAAAACTGCTAAAGTATTGTCATTTAATTCCATAATATATTTTCCTCAATAATGTTTTATTATATAGACTTTGTAAAGAAATGTCAAGCCTTAATCTTAGAAAAGTTTTTCTCTTTATAAAATTCAATCTTCTCACCGAACTTACCTTCTAACAAATCACCTTTATGAGATATTACAAAGATGTTAGTATCTTCTTCTAACGTATGTAATATCTTCATCAGATTATCAATACCATCGTGATCTAATGAAGAATCAAAAGTCTCATCTAGTATTAATAGATTAGTATTCACACTATTCTTCATCTTAGCAATCATTCTCCAAGTAAAGAGTAACGCTAGATCTATTCTTTGTTTCTCGCCTTCCGAGAAAGAAGAATAAGTAAACTCATCTCTATGTCTAGATCGTATAGTTTCTTTAAACTCTTCATCTAAATCAAAGTGCACATAAAAATCTAAAGTCTGTAGATATTGATTGACCAGCTTATTAATAACCGGTAGGTATTGTCGTATGATCTTAGTCTTAATACCTGAGTCTTTTAATAGTTCACTTACGACTCCATAATAACTAGATTGTTCATTTAGTTTAAATTTAATATCTTGTAGAGTTAATTGTCTATCTTGATGTTCTAATAATTCTTTATTAGCAGCAGCTAGATCTTCTGTACCTTCTGTTAACGAATTAAGTTCATCTTGTATCTGTTCTATAATTCTTGTATAAGAAGATACTAATTGAATATTACTATGTACTCTCCTTTGTTGTTCTTGTATATCTGCTTGTGTTTGTGTTAGAGCTAATGCCTCTGTTTCTATTTGATCTATATTAGCTTTAGCAGAATCAATACCTTCTTGTAATTCTTTTGCTCGCTCTTTAGCTTTACCAATATGTTTATCTTTTAGCTGAGGTGTAATCGTTTGTTCACAGGTAGGACAATTTTCATTATCTTCATAAAACTTAGCTTCTTTTACTACCTTACGTATCTCTTGTTCGAATTGTAATTTATAAGAATCAAAAGAAGCTTTTCTTTTATTAATAATTTGTAAAGCCTCTTGAGTAGGCTCTAAACGCTCATCGATAGATGCTGTTAATGATGCATTCTCTTTAGTAATAGTATCAATCTCATTACGTTTCTCTTCAATAGACTTTAACTTAGCATCACGATTAGCTAAATTGATCTCTGTAATAGACTTAATATACTTCTTAGAGTTAGCAATATCATGAGATACTAAAGTAATGTTATTATTATTTTCTAATACTTTATCTTTTAATAAAGATACTTTTTCTTTTAATAACATATTCATCTTAGAGAACATACCAATATCTAATAGATCTTCTATCACATCTCTTCTATTAGGACCTGTCAATTGCATGAAAGGTATAAAGGAAGAAGAACCTAATACTACTACTTGATGAAATGATTTATGATTTAGCTTAAGAATATTTTGTTCTAGTATTTGTTGATAGTCGCGAGCATGTGATTCTTGATTCAACATTTGACCGTCAGACCAGATCTCAAACTTATTAGGTTTAATACTCCGTATGATTTTAAACTTTTTATTATTAGCGCTAAAGACTACTTCTACTTCACAACCTTTATTATTAATAGAATTAACTAATTGATTTTTAGAAATAGATCTATGAGCTTTACCAAAGAGTGCGAAAGAGATAGCATCTAATATAGTAGACTTACCCGCACCGTTCTGTCCAACTACTAATGTGGTTTTACTTTTCATGAGGTCTATGGTAATAGCGTTATTACCCGTAGACAAAAAGTTTACCCACTTGACATATTCAAATCTTATCACAGTTTATATTATAGCTTATTTTTTAATAAATGTCAAACAAAAGATAGTGCTTGAGCTTCATGCATCAGATCTCGCACTTCTGTTTTAATTCTAGTTTTATCTAATTCAGTTTCTACTGCATCAATGTAAGTATCTAGCAGTGTCTCAGTATCCTCTAAGTCAATAGATTCATCTTGCACGTTCTCTCCCATAAACTCAGAAAAGTTTTCTGCAATCTTTAATTCTAATATCTTTCTATTATTAATACGATCAATAAATCTTTCGAACATATAAGGATCAGATTTATTAACTACTATGACTTTTACAAACTTTTCATTTAGAAAATCTAAATCGCAAGTCTCATAATCAGTATCCGAAGTATCATCATAATATAATTTTTCAAATAAAGTAATAGGATTACGCACTGGAGTTAGTTCACGAGTATTGGTATCAAAGATATGAAAGTATTTAGCATCACCGGCATCATTCCAAAAGAATTCCATTTGTGAACCTAGGTAAGTAATATTACCTTGCTCTGACTTAGTATGGAAGTGACCTGATAATACTCTTTCAAATTTAGAGAAGATATTACCATCCATACCATGTGGGCAATTAATACCTTTATACACTTCGAAGCCTTGTAACTCCAAATGAGCTCCTACTATATCAGCTTTACAATTCTTAATAAATTCTAATACCTCAGGTTCGTTAGTTTCATTAATCCAAGGTATCAAAGCCATTTTCATACCATCGTAATCCATGACTCGTGGTTCCATAATGATATTAATCTCATTCATGTAATGGCCTAGTAATTCTTTAATGGAATTAACATCATTAGTATTCTTATAATAGACATCATGATTACCAGGAATCAAATCCATCGTAATACCATAGTCGCGCAGCTTCTTAAGAAAGACATATCTATGATGATTGAGTGCTTTGATATTAACAAACTTTCTATTATCAAAGTAATCACCTAAATGTACAATATGTTTAATATCGTTTTCTAATAGATAAGGAAAGAAGACTTCTGTATAGAAGCGTTCTTGATAATTCATAAAGATATCTGAAGCGTTACGTATACACGCATGTGTATCGTTTAGAATAGCAAATTTCAATTAAAGTTCGTCCTGTTCAAAAAATATAGATAGATCTGAGTCAGAGCTTTTAATAACCTTTTCGGTCTTTTCTTGTTTACCAAATTCCTTAATAGCTTCATCCATAGTTCTTACTTTATTTATTTTATCGTATAGATCATCTACTAAAGCTCTTACTTGGTCACCTGATTCGTCATGTTCACCAGTAGTTAAAAATTCTTCGAATCCAGATTGTGCAATAAATCTTAATCTAACATCTTGCTGTCTTTTCTCTTTGGCAATTCTTCTTAGAAAGGCATACCAAATGATTTGTGTAAAGTAAGCAAAGGCATTAGGATTACCTGTACGTGTAGCTGTATCAATATTATAATTTTCTATAGCTCGTAAACAATTTTCGACGCCATCCATGACCATTTCTTCTCTATAAGTATATCTTACGAAGTTAGACTTATGTGATACACCTTCTGATATCTTAAGAAAGCATTGAGCAATATAATCAGTCACAATAGGTTTAGGAAGCTTCTTATCTTTAGCATCTTGTACAGCTTGGCAATACTCAACTACTGCTAAAGAAAAATCTTTATTGTTCACATAATGTTCGTTTTGTTTTCGGGCCATAATATAAATTCCTATTAGTTATTATAGTTTATTTTGTTTGTAATGTCAAGCTAAAATTTATTTTTGTTTACGGCTTGACATTTTTTTAAAATCCGTTATAATATCTTTAAGATGCGGGGAGGGAGAATATATATTCTTTAATGAAACCTAGTCAGTGGTGGGACTGAATCATCTTCCTGTAATCTTTTTAACATATCGTTTACTATATCTTTAGCGTCTGGCACAGGCATATGTTTTAAATTTTCATAATACTGTACGAAATTATGATACTCCGCTATTAAATCTTCTGAAGGTTTACAACTAGCTACCACAGCATGAGATTGTATCAATACTAATTCTGCAGCATTAGCTATCGATGCCATATAAGGTTGTAACATATATATTTGTCTAAAAGGTCTTTGCGTAATCATCATAGGCTTACGACACATAATACCACCTCGCGGTCTATCTATAACTTCAGTGATAATTTCATCGCCTGATGTTAATTTAAAATGTCTAATAGATGTGTTCATATGTTTACCGGAATGATCTTATGTTCAAATTGTTCTTTATTATATATTTTAATTCTATCAGCCGAATGTCCAAGTGTAAAATTCTTCTGCTTACCAATATGTATATCATCTGCTAGATCATAGAGTGTGGTGGGTCGACCGTCGTCTGACATCCTTAATCCTCTACCAATAGATTGTAATACTCGTATCTGAGATTTACTAGGTGAAGCGAATATAATGTTATGAAGATTCTTAATATTAATACCTGTACTAAATGTTCCCATAGAAGCTACAATAATAGCATCTTTTTGTTTTTCTACAATACCACGAATAGCTTCTCTATCTGTGGTTTCTGTTTCTCCTGATACGTAAAATACCTTTCTTTTTTCTGATACTTTATTATCTATAAGATCAAATAATACCTTACCATGCTTCTGTACTAATTGAAATAATACTAGAGTATTACCTTTACAACTAACAGCTAAATTACTAATAAAACGATTGCGCACATCGTGTGTGACTATAAAATCTAATTCATCATGATAAGTTTTTTTATCAGACCAGAATTTCTTTTTGTCTTCATCATTATAATTTAATAACAATACATTAATATTTAATTTAGCTAGAGTATTGTTTTCTTGTAAATCTTTAGTAGTAATAACTTTTCTCACCGGTCCAAATAAACCTGTTAATACTAATCTATTGACTTGCGTACCATCTAGTGTACCTGTGGTGCCATATCTAAAATCTGCTTCAGTACATTTATTCATAATAGCAGATAAAGATTTAGCTTTAAAGCCATGACACTCATCACCAAATACACATCCAAATTGTTCAAACCATTCTTTAGATAATTTGTAAATAGATTGCCAAGTAGATATAATCACACGTTTCTTAGTTTGTTTATCTTTACCTGAATAAATGATATGACAATCATTTTCTACATCCATACCATAAGATGCAAAGTCATTATACATTTGTTCTACTAGCGATGTAGTAGGTACTACTACTAATACATTAGATTCATAATTATCTAGATACCAACGTAATAAACAATAAATGATTAATGATTTGCCTGAACCAGTAGGTGATTGTAACACAGCTCTTTTATGATGAATACCATAAGCTACTGCATCATATTGATAATCTCTTATCTCCCAAGGCAGTGATAATTTTTCTATATACTGCACTAACTCTAAATGATTAACATTAACCTTTTCATTAGGTAAACCATAATGGCCATTATTAAGAGTCATAGTATAATTGTGATTCATACAGAAGTCTTTAAGTTTATCATAAAGCCCCGTATTTAATTCATTAGTCATACGATTGTATAATCTAATTTTACCATCCCATAATCTCTTTTTATACAACGGTTGGAATTGATATCCCGGTGCATAGAAAGAGAAATGATCAGCTAGTTCTGCTGATATACTAGGTTCACAATCTAGATATAACATTGAATGATGCTTCAATGTTACTGTTATATTATCCGCCACTCTCGAATCGTTTCCATTCTATAATGTTTTTAATAGTTTGATGTCTCCATTTAAGATTATCTATAATCTCTTTAAGAGTGTCTTCAATAGTTTTAAGATAAGCTATTTGTAATGAAGCCTTTTGTATATCTTCATCTGCTTCATAGAACTTATCCATATCACCTTTTAATACTTTTAAACCATCAAACGGATCATCTTTCCATCCTTTAGATATAATAGTATCTTGATCCATTTTACCATTATAGTACATCCATTTATCTTTTAATAATACTTGATAACCTTGTTCAGCTTTTCTTAACATGAGCTTAGTAGTAGATAGTAGTTCTAAATACTTAGCATGTAGTATAGGTGTTTTTCTAGAATCCTCATCCAATCGCATTCTATCGATCTGACAATCTTCTTTCCAAGTCTCTAATATTTGTTTTAGGTCTGTATTACCATTAGCCATAATATACTCCAAATAATATAATTATAATATAAAATCAAATAAATGTCTACACAAATTCCCAATAATCGTATTTAAAGTCTACTGTAAAGGTAATGTATTGAATATCAGTAGTAGATGCTTCTAGGTTGATAGTAGATACATCTGTGGGGAATGCATTCTTATATAGAATAGTTTTGTTAAGGTTATTATGTGAACTAAGAATAGATACTCTTATATCACTAATAGAAGGCGTAGCAGCTACATTTCTTTTTACCGGAGCTTGATAACTATTCTCTACATTAAACTTAACCCAGTTAACTATTTCTGAGTAAGCTGTCATATCTTCATCTAGTATCACATTAATAGATACTGGCGCGAAGTTTGCTTTATCTC